GAATTGAACGCGCACGTTCAAAACAGTCTTTGCTTCGTAAGCGCTTAGAACGCACACAGGAATATGGTTCAGGTAAGAAAGTTCTTACAGGTAAAGAGCGTGACCTAGGCATGATGGCTAGTTCTTCTATGATTGCTCCCGCAACTGGAAAGCGCCGTGGATCTGGTCGCCGTTCACTTCTTACTGGCTCTACTGGTGGAATCGGATTCTATAGCAGGTATCTATAATGCATGACCCTAAGAAATACCTTGAGCGCTACGAAAAAGCTAAAGCACATCGGCAAAACTTCGTAGACTTGTTCGAGGAATGTTATGAGTACGCGCTACCGCAGCGTGAATCGTTTTACTATGAAACAGCAGGGCAGCGTCGAGATGATAAGATCTTTGATGAAACTGCCGTTGTTGGTGTTCAAGAGTTTGCATCTCGCTTACAGTCTGGTCTTGTTCCTAACTTTGCGCGTTGGGCAGACCTAACTGCTGGGTCAGAGATCCCTGCCAGTGAAGCTGACATAGTAAACAATGACCTTGATGAAGTTACTGAGTATGTGTTTGAGATCCTTCAAAACTCTAACTTTGCTCAAGAAGTACACGAATCTTTTATGGATCTTGCTGTCGGCACTGGTGTTCTATGCGTTGAGGAAGGTGATGCGCTAAACCCTGTCATGTTCTCGGCGGTTCCGTTGCCTCATGTTGTCCTTGATACTGGCCCTGATGATAAGATCGATCATGTATTCCGTGAGCGTAAAGGTATTCGCAATTCAGATCTTACATATCTTTATCCTGATGGTAAGTTTGACGAAAAGGTTTCTCAGCGTATTGCTCGGGATCCAGAGGGTAAGTGTACTGTCCTTGAAGTGGTCTGTAAGGATTACTCAAAGAAAAACCAAGAAGCACACCTTCATTATGTAATTGATATGTCCACCAAAACATATTTAGTTGAGCATAGCTTTACTGGTGTTGGATCTAATCCATATGTTTGCTTCCGTTGGTCTAAGTGTGCGGGTGAAGTCTATGGTCGTGGGCCGCTAATCAATGCGCTATCTGCTATCAAAACAACTAACCTTACCATTCAATTGATCTTAGAGAATGCGCAGATGGCTATCTCTGGTATCTATCAAATGGATGATGATGGCATTATTAACCCTGATACGATTAATCTAGTGCCAGGGACAATCATTCCTAAGTCACCTCAGTCTGGTGGATTGCAGCCTATACAGGCAGCGGGTCGCTTCGATGTTGCGGATCTTGTTCTTGGTGACATGCGTTTGAACATTAAACGTGCGCTGTACAATGATATGCTAGGCAACCCAGATAAAACACCAGCATCAGCTACAGAAGTTGCGGAGCGTATGGCTGACTTATCTCGCCGTATTGGATCTGCGTTCGGTCGATTGCAAGCGGAGCTTGTTCAGCCAGTGTTGCAACGTGTAATCCACATCCTAAAGAAACAAGGGCGCATTGAACTGCCGACTGTAAATGGTCGTGAGGTAAAGATACGTTCTGTTTCACCACTTGCACAAGCGCAGTCAAACCAAGACATTACTGCGGTATCTAGGTTCCTAGAACTAGTAAATGCATACTTCGGCGCTGATATGACTAACCTGTTAATTAACTCAGAAGAAACAGCAATTCACCTTGCGAAAAAATTTGGTGTACCTGATGGGTTGATTCGTGATGCAGATGAGCGTAAACAAATAGTTGCAATGATGCAGCAAATGGCTCAGATGCAACAACAGGAACAAGTCACAGGACCACAGATTGCCGCAGAATAACCATATTGGTTTAGACGGAGTAACAAGATCTAAGGCTGATGAAAATAAGATCAGCCTTAATATTGCTTCTGTATTCTCAGAGCCAACTGGGAAAGAAATTCTAAAATATTTGCGAAGCGTTACGATTGAGATGGTGAGTGGCCCCAACATCTCAACCGATGAATTGCGCCACCTCGAAGGGCAGCGCTATCTTGTCGGACTGATAGAACGTCATGTGCAAAGAGGACATAGGATAAAGAAAGATGGCTGAAGAAGAAGTACAAGCTGAAGCACCAGTAAATGAAGGGTTGCCACCCGCAGAGGAACGCGACTTTGTTGTTGCGGAAGATCTTGAGCAGCCAACGCAAGATCGACCTGAGTGGCTACCTGAAAAATACAAGAGTGGTGAAGATCTAGCCAAGGCATATAGAGAGCTAGAATCTAAGTTGGGATCCAAGGAAGAAGACTTCCGCGCTAAGTTTATGGAGGAGATCCAGAACGAAGCATTCAAGGATCGCCCTGAAAGCTCTGGCGATTACCAGCTTCCTGACTTTGTAGACGAAGATATGTCTGTAGATAATGAGCTTCTACAGTGGTGGTCTGATCATTCTTTTGAGAATGGATACAGCCAAGACGAGTTCCAGAAGGGACTTGAGATGTATATGCAAGCTGTAAATGCAGATGTGCCTGACGTAGATGCTGAGTTAGCAAAGCTAGGTGACAATGCTTCTGCGCGTATTGAAGCTGCGGCCTTGTTCTCAAATCAGTTCTTTGGTGAAGCGCATATGCCAGCAATCGAACGATTGACTGAGACTGCTGATGGCTTAGAAGCCCTTGAATTTATTATGGAAAAACTAAAATCTCCTTCTGTAAATGCTGACTCGAATCCTGTCGGTCAGATTACTGAAGAAAGTTTACGCGCTATGATGGAGGATGAACGCTACTGGCATCCCGCTCGTCGCAACAATGACTACATCAAAGAGGTAAACGATGGCTTCCAGAAGTTATATTCAGGACGAGGTTAAGATTATGACTCGGGGTGAGGCTTACCTTACCCCGATGAAAGAACATCACATCTCTGAGTTGGAAGAAGTTCTTTCGATAGAAAACAAGCGAGAGCTAAAACTGCTTGGCTACGAAGACATATCCACTGCGCTGCAAGATATGTACGATTCTTCTGAAGTTTATATTGTTCGCAACAAAGACAAGGATCTGGTTTTTGCTGGTGGTCTTTGGCATGAGGCAAACGAAGAATGGCCTCAAATGTTTGCGATGTTCTCTTACAAAGTAAGAGAAAACTTCAAACTACTAGCGCGTGGATCCAAGATGTTAGTTAGTTTTTTTGACCAGACTCAGCATGGAATGAGCATGACAATCCTTGCAGATTATGAGTTTATGGTTGATTGGGCATCTTGGTTGGGGTTCGAAGCTGTCGGTGTATCTCAAAGCGGATTCAACAAGTATGTCGAATTTGTGCGTTGCAATCCAAATAAAAGTAATGTTTACAATTTGACATCGCGGCCCGTAACGCATTGATCGGCCCTTAACAGGATACCCGAGTTGAGATGAAAGTGCGGATACCCGTAGCAAACCGAAACTCAACTTAGGACTGTTAAAATGGCTAATACAATTGACCAAGCCTTTATCAAGCAGTTTGAGACTGAAGTTCACATGGCTTATCAGCGTATGGGTTCCAAGCTACGGAACACTATTCGCTCAACGAATGTGACAGGCTCAACAGCTCGATTCCAAAAGATCGGCACAGGTGCCGCATCAACTAAAACTCGTAACGGTGACGTTACAACAATGGAACTAGCACACACCAATGTCGAAGCGACTATGGCTGACTACTATGCAGCTGAGTACATCGACAAGCTAGACGAATTGAAAATCAACATCAATGAACGTCAAGCTGTTGCTCAATCTGCTGCTGCTGCTCTAGGTCGTCAAACAGACGCGCTTATCGTTGCTGCAATGGATGCTGGTGCAAATGCTACTCAAATCGCTGACACAACTGGCGCATTGGGTAAAGCAGACTTGCTAACATTGTTTGAAACATTCGGTTCTGCTGACATCCCAGAAGATGGACAGCGTTACCTAGCAATGTCTCCAGCGGGTTTTGCTGACTTGTTTAACATTAACGAGTTTGCATCATCAGACTATGTAGGCCCACAAAACCTACCGTTTGCTGGCGGCATGACAATGAAAGAGTTCTTGGGCTTCAAGATCTTCTCAACGTCTGCTGTAGCTGGTGGTAAGAACTTTGCCTACCATACAACTGCGGTTGGTATTGGTATCAACTCTGACGTACAGACAGAGGTGAACTATGTACCGCAAAAAGTTGCACACCTAGCAACCTCAATGATGTCAATGGGTTCAGTCGCTATCGACGACAACGGCATCTACGAAGTTCTAGACAACAACTAATAGGGGTGGGGGCTACGGCCCCCATACTTTTCCATGGCTCTTAGTACACCCGCAAATAGTGCAATTGACATTTGTAGTCGCGCTCTGATCTTGATTGGTGCAGAGCCAATTACTTCTTTTGAGGATGATACCTCTGAGGCTTTGATTGCTGGTAATATGTATGAAGATATTGCTAGATCGAACCTAGTATCTACTCGGTGGCGTTTTGCCACAAACCAAGCAGTTCTTAACAGATTAAGCGACGAGCCTACTGGTCGTTTTGATTCTGCGTATCAGCTACCCACTGGTCAGTTATTTGTTCACGCGGTTACTGTTAATGACTTCCAGATTGAATACACAATCTACGGCAATAAGATCTTTTGCGATGCATCTCCGCAAGATGAACTTGTTGTAGATTATACCTATCGGGCAGAAGAAGGTGATTGGCCTTCTTATTTTTCTGTCTGCGTTGAGTATGCAATGGCTGTTGTATTTGCTACTGCACTGGCGCGTGACCAATCTCTTTCTGTAATGATGGCTAATCAATATGATCGCTTACTTGCTAAAGCTAGATCGATTGATGGGCAGCAACAAACAACAAGAAAACTTGTTACTTCGAGGTTTATTACGAATAGGCGTAGCTAATGCAGAAAGCTAGAATACCTTTAACAAACTTCCAGTATGGTGAGATTAGTCCGTCTTTGGTTTCAAGGACGGATTCTGCTATATACAACTCGTCTGCTCAGAGCGTTAAGAATTTCTTTATCCGCAGTGAGGGCGGGGTATCTAAGCGTGGTGGGTTCCAAGCAATTCATAAGTTTGCAGGGCTTTCTGAAGATACAAACATTCGTCAACAGGTTCGCATAATTCCATTTATCTTTTCTGATGATGAACAGTATATCATAGCTGTATCACATCAGGCATGTGAGATATTCTTTATTAGCCCTACTGATGGCACCCTGACATTGGTGACAACCCTGACAACCGATGTGAATGGTGATGCGCTTCCTTGGGATGAAGCATACATCCATGAGATTACATACGCTCAAGGCGGTGACATTATGTTCTTGGCGCACAATACCTTTATGTGCCAGCAACTTATTCGTACTGGCCTAAATAGTTTTCAGGTTGAGGAGTTTGACTTCCAGTTGCAAGCTGGTGGTGGGCGAATCTATCAGCCTTACTACTCATTCCAAAGCGCTGGTGTAACGCTAGATCCATCGGCAACTACTGGTACTGGTATTACAGTTACTACAAGCGCAAACTACTTTGATACAACAGGTACTCAAACTGGTGGTAACTACTTAGACTCTAAGCATGTTGGAACGACTTTGTTATTCCATGAAGCTGAGATCTACATTACATCAGTTCAATCTGCGACTCAGGCAACAGGTAATATTGTTGATGAGTTGTATGTAGAGCTAGATGCAAATGCTATTCGTACTGTTGATGGCTCTAGTGAAATTGAGTTTACTCACATAGATCATGGCATGGTATCTGGTGATACCATTGTAATTCGCAATGCATCTACCGTTGGTGGAATTAATGCGGCTCAGATTAATGGCAGTAGAACAATTTCAAAAGTTGTTGATGAAAACAGATACAAAGTTACTGCATCTGCAGCAGCCAACACATCTGAAGATGGCGGTGGCATTCCTCAAATCGTAACACATGCTCCTACACAACAATGGTCAGAGCAATCTTATTCTGCGCTTCGAGGCTATCCCGCAGCGGTAGGTTTCCATGAAAACAGACTTTGGTTTGGTGGGACACTTGCGCAACCTGATACGGTATGGGCAAGTAAGTCTGGTTTGTATTACAACTTTGATATTGGCAATGCTGAAGACAATGATGGCATTGAACTTGTTATGAGTATTGGTGAAGTGGCAACAATTCGTCACTTTGTTTCTAATCGTGACATTCATATCTTTACTGCTGGATCTGAGTTTTACATTCCTACATTCCAGAACGAGCCAATTACTCCAACAAATGCCAGGGTGAAACGTCAAACTTCATTTGGCTCTACCTACATTCGACCACAACCATTCTACGGCGCTACCATATTTGGGCAAATTGGTGGCAAAATGATTCGGCAGTTTGTCTATAGCGATTCCGAACAAGCGTATAAGGCTGATCCTATCTCCTTGCTTTCCTCCCACCTTATCAAGGATCCAGTTCAGCAATGCGTTATTAGTGGTGCTGTAAACACTGCTGAATCATTTGTATTTGTTCAGAACTACAGTGGAGAGATTGCAGTCTACAACTTGAACAGAGTTGAGGGGATTGCTGGTTGGACTAACTTTGAAACTGTAGGATCTTTCTATTCGGTTTGTTCTGTAGAAAACCGAGTGTTTACTATTATCAAGACTGACCTTGGCTCTGGATCTCAGAGCTTTGTCTTAGCTGAACTAAATCAGAATATAAATTTAGACTGCGGAAACTTGTACACAGGTACGGCTGGTGTCTTTGATGTGTCTGACTTCTTTCAAGATGGTGCAGAGGTAGATGTGGTTAGCTCTACGGATTACCTTGGTAAGTTTACTGTGTCTGGTGGTGAGATTGATGTGTCGGCTGTTGATGCAGCGCTTACAAGTTGTCAGGCTGGATTTGGTTTTGATGTAGAGTTGAAGACCAATCCTATTGACGTGACGACAAGCCTTGGCCCTGAAACTGGTCGCCCTCGTAGTTTGTCTAGCGTTATACTTGATTTGTATGACACTCTTTCTGTGTCGGTTAATAATAAGAAGTTGATTATCCGCAAGGTAAACAATGACTTTAGCCAGCCAAGACAGGCGGTCACTGGAAAGAAAGAGTTTTACTTGATGGGGTATAGTCGGGATCCACAGATTACCGTTACCCAAACTGCGCCATTATTCTGTCAGGTTAATGGCATAACTGCGGAGGTGTCTTTCTAATGGGATTACCACTTGTATTAGCTGCTGTAGGCACTGCTGTAACTATTAGTTCAGCAAACAAACAAAAAAAAGCATCAGCCGAAGCTGCTCGAGTTGCTAAAGAAGTTGGTGAACTAGAGTCGCGCCAGTTTATTAACGAGATGTTTCTAGGCAGAGCGCAAGCAATATCTAGAGGCAACCAAAGATTAGCTGAAATGCAGCAAACAGAAAATCAAAACATAGCCAAGTTTAGCGCTATGGGCAGAGATGATCGATCTGTTGATGCTTTCCTTAAACGCAATAGAGAGCTTGCTGGCGCTGACCTGCAAGCAATAGAACGTGAGTCAGAACTACAATCTGCTAAGAGAATTACCGAAGCGTCTGTTGCTAAGAAGTATGGTGAGAATAAAGCTGCTGGTATTCGAGCAATGGGCAGCGCAAACTACATGAGCAATATGAGTAATATCCTTACATCTGCACCAGTAATGACTGCTGCTCAAGGTGTTTCAGACTTTATGAACTTCAAGGCCACATCTACCTAAGGAATAAACAATGCCAGTAATCAGAGAAAAACGTCAGTACGAGAGCGTTGGCCCTGTCGGTGTAGTCCGAATGAATACTGGCGAAGTTGAGATGTATCAACAGATAGCGCAAGCCAATCAAACGCTAACCAATACTGCTATTAAACATTTGGCAAATGTTTCTAAGCGCGTTGGTGCGGAGAGCGCAGAAAAAGTTGATGCAACTAGAATTAGTTCGATTAATCCAAAGACAGGTAAGCCAGAGGCTCTTGATGGTATTAGCGCATTGCTTGCCATGGGCAATGTTGAAGCTGAAGCCTATGAGCGCGTAGTTAATGAACGCTTCCAGCAATCTATTGAAAATGAGATCAAGCAAAAAGCTGGTGAGATTGCTCTAAAGTTTGAGAATGATCCGTACTCTCCTGAGAAATATGAAGAACAAATGACTTCATACTTAGACTCAATGATCGAAGGATCTAAGTCTAACGGTAAAGATACAGCATACACCAACTTCATTATGAACACTGGTACGCAGTACATTACTGCAACCAAGCTAAACATGATGCAAGAACGAATCCGCTTGGATCGTGCAAAGACTGCTCAATCTGTTTTGTCCAACATTGACGATAGACAAGATCTTATTCGTCAAATGGCTATGAACATCTCTAAGATGCCAGAGGGTACAAATCGCACACTAGCTGAAGCGAATTTATCTGCCCTTATAGAAGCAACAGTTGAGAGCGCAAAAGATGCTGAGTCATCTCGTTTGCTAAAGAATGGCGCTGCTAATGCAACCCAGCAGGTAAGCTCAACAGTATATGGTGAGGCGTATATTACTGGAGCAATGGAAGGCTTAGATCCTACCAGCGCAGCAAACTTAGCATTAGCATTTTCTGACGGTGATCCATCAGATTTGCCAGATGATCTTAGAGAGATTTATGACAGCGCTACAAAGTATATGTATCGCACTATTAAAGGCGCTGATGGTAAAGATGTTAAGGTTCTCAACTATGAAGCGCTTGATGGTGTAGCCCGAGCAGCAAAAGCAAAAGTCCAAGAACTTACAAATGACTTTCAAGTAAACTTGCCAGTAGAGCAATTAGTCACTGATGCTTTTGTAAATGAGTCTATAGGTCTTGCTGGCAATCTTGGCTCTGCTGTATTTGGCAGTGATATGCCAGTTAGTCAGATGGCAGATCTGATTGATGAGAAGCTAAACTCTGCATTTGGAATACTAGACTCCAAGTATTTAGACCCTGCTTCTGGATTAACCAAAGCTCAACTTGACTCAGCTAAACAAGATATTCGCGGCGCTCTTGCTCAGGATCTTTTGGTTGTTGCATATGACAATCATCGCGGCAGTCCAGAAACCGCGCGTATGGAAATATCAGATGCATACAACCGCAAGGACACAAGTAAGCTAAAAGGTAAAACAAAAGCTGCTGTAGATAGTTTAATTAGAACTGCTGTACCTGTTGAGGATGATGCACGGATTGAGGAGTTTATTCTTGATCTTCAATCAAACGATGTTCGAAACACTGCTAGAGCTAAAGCAGCGAATAAAGCTGATGTATATAGGGAGTTATCTTATAACATAAGTGGCGCTTCAGAGGGGATTCTAGAATCATACAAAAGAGGATTATCTCTTATAAATGCAAATGAACACCTTTCTGGTGTCGAGCAAACAAACGAAAGAAGAAAACTAGATGCAGCATACGCTTCTTCATTTGTTGGCAAAGTTATGCGTGGTTATGTTGTTGGCAGCGATGGAAAGAACAGAAAAGTTACTTCATCAGATCTAGCGCTTGCTGCTGCATACGCTCTTAATGGTGATGATCGTGGGGTTCCGTCTGAACTAAGAGATGCTGTAGATTCTGCATTAGGTTATTCAGATCGGGAAACTGTAGCGGCAAGCATTAATCGGAGAGAAGTTTCTCTTAGTAAGGTTGAAGCAGATCTAAAAGCTGGCTCTGATAAAAAAGCGCTAATCAAAAATATTAGTAGCAACCAGATTATTAATAATCCAACAACAACAGATAGCGAAACTGTTGAGGATTACTTGTTGCAAATTTCTGGTATGGATAACTTTTTTGAAAGCTCAGAGATGTTTAACCCTGCTAACCCTGCGGCTCAGTTCTTGTTTAAGTCAACAATGTCTGGGGTTTTACCTGCGACATTAAAAACTTCATTAGAAGATCTTGCTGGCGGCAGCTTCCAAGGTAGCTCCGAAGCAGCAAAGAATGTCCTTACATTCTATTCTCAGATGGCAAACCAACCTCGAGGCAATGCAATTGTAAATGCATTTAAAGGATTGCCTGACGATACCATTTCTAAGTTAGAGGCTATTGCTCAAATACATTATAGCACTGGTGACGAGATCGGTGCTGTTGCAGCGCAAATGGCAGATAATGAACGTGATGATGGCTTTGCAGTTACAAGACGGAGAGCATTTGCAAAAGCGGTTAAGTCTAAAAATCCGAATGGGATCGACACTACTGAGTTTGTAATGGCGGCGGTTGAGGATGCAGCCCAGAATGCAGAAGCTATAAACACTTTAGTCCCATTAGCTGATTACCTTTTTTCTAGCCTTGACGCAGAAACAATTAAGACAAAGCTAAATAACTTTTACGAAAGATCGTTTGTAAAGACTCAAGGTTATGTTCTTGATCGTGGCTCACGAACTGGTGATCGATCTCGTTATGCGCTCAATGCAGTTTTTAATGATGAAGAAGTTCAAGACTTCTTTATTAGGAAAATAAACAATGAGCTTGGCGGGCCTAGAATATCCATGAAGCCATTAGACGATCAGATTGAAGACAGAGCATTCCTAATGCCAATGGGTGTGTACAATGGTGGCGTAACTTACTTGGCTGTCAAAAGGCAGGGTGGACTTTTAGTTCCGATTCCTAATCCTAAGATGAATAATATGCCGTTTGCTTTCTCAACTTCTGAGGCTGATGTTGCTGCATTTGCAGAAGGTAAAGGTGTGAGTGTAAGCCTAGATAATCTAACAATGGAAGACATTATTGAGATGCGAGGATCCGCAGATCAATCAGTAATATCTAAAGATACACCAAGATCTTTCTTTAGCGGCGGCGGGTTTATGTCTGGAGGATTTAGATAATGGCAGTAGATATTAGGTTTGCAACAAACCAGATTGGGCCATTCAATGCTTTAGATGTAGAACAACAGGATCCCACATTTGGTCAGGTTATAGGTGCACAGCTTGGTTACAGCTACAGGCCAATCATTGATTACATAAGCAACGTCAATACATACTCTGATGTTGAGTTCGATCCGACATATGATCCCCGCCCAGATATGGTCGGGTATGAAGATTATGTAGAAACACTTGCTCATGCAAAGAATGCAGAGCATATGAGCGTTCTTAAAAATCAATTAGATGAAAACATGAAGCGCCGTGAGACTATGGCGGCTGCTGGGTTTTGGACAAATGTTGGTGCTGGTTTTTTTGATCCTGTTAATCTTATTGCTTTGCCTTTCGGTGGCCCTGCTATTGGGATACTAAAATCTGCTGGTCGAGGTGCGTTGGCTGCGGGTACTGCTCAAGTTGGATTGGAGGCCATTCGCGCCCCGTTTGATCCCCTTGGCACTACATCTGAGGTTGCTTTAAATGTTGGCGCAACTGCTGTGTTTGGCGGTCTAATTAACAGCGCTATTAGTATTCCTATTACTCGTCGTGCAGAAGCATTTAGAAAGACTGAGCAATCACACAAAGAGTTTATGGAGGCGGCTGGTGTATCTGAGGATATATCATCGCTTTCCCCTGCTGATGTTCTTAACAAAGCGCCAAGAGATGAACGCACATTTTCGGCTGCTACTGACCAAGACATTCGTACTGCTATAGATGCAGAAGAACAGAATATATTTGGTTATGAAAATCGGCTAAAAGAGATAAACGAAACAGATCGGGCTGGTCTTGCCGCTGATGAGCTAGATAATCTAAACGACGAAACAGCTTCGCTTCTTGGTAAGATTAATCAGGCAGAAGCAACCATATCTGTAAACAAACATGAACGCGCACTAAGATCCATTGAGGATGCTGGTGGCGCTGCTGATGTGTATGATATTGCTCCAAGTCTTTTTATTGATAGTCCATTCTTTAAAGCTGTAACCACTCCAATGAAACGTGGCCTTAATTCTAAGGTCGTAAACAGTGCTAAGTCTGCATTGTTAAAACTCGGACATGATAGTGGTCTAGCGTTAAACATGAACAAGTACGGCATGTCAGTCGGCCCTTCTGTGTATCAGAAGTCAGTCATCATGGAGGGTGAGTGGGTTCAGGCCAATAGCGCCCTTACTGATATTTGGACTAAGACTCTGGGCTTTGAGCAGGGTGCGCGTAGGCCAATGGGTATCAATGTTGCAGACATTGTTGAACGCGGATCTAAGATTAAAACTGGCAAAGATAGAACATACGGCACCTGGCTAAGAGAGGTTAGCCGTAAGCGTATTAATGGTTTAGCACCTGACAATGAGATGGAAGGTCAGGCTATTGATATTATGAACAAGTTCTACAAACGCTGGGAAGATCGGCTTGAAGACATTGGCCTCATTGGTTCTCGTCGTAACTTAGAAAAGAAAGTCCGAGAGCAAGAATATAAACTAGATGCAGCTAAGAAAGACCTTGAGAAGTGGGAAACACTTATGAAGGAAGGCAATCTAGTTAAGTGGTCAAAGAAAACTGGTCGGAATCCTATAGAGATCCGAGAGCGCAAAGAACAAAAAATTCTAAGATTTGAGCAAGCTATCGAAGAAAACAAAATGTCGGTAGAGAGCTTGGCTGATGTGTCTATAAACCCAGCTAATGAGGATGTGTTTATGCCTCGTTATTGGGATACAAATAAGATCCGCAAGAACCGCGCTGAGTTAGAAAAGATTATTGCTGATTGGTATAAGAATAATCCTGTTGTGTACAAAAGAGAGGGCGGTAAGTTTACTCGAGTTGAACTAGACCCGAGTGATGAAGCTACGGCTGCTCGAGCAAAAGAAACTGTTGATGGTATTCTTGGCCTTAAAGATACTTTGCACCCAGAGAACATTGCGTATGGATTTGGTAAGTCTAAGCACCTACGCCATCGTGAATTAGATATTCCTAATCGGTTGGTCTATGACTTTATTGTTCAGGATCCTATTGCGATTATGAAAGCCTACACTCACAGAACTGCGGGTGTTTATCAGTTTAACAAGATGTTTGGTAATAGGCCCATTGCGGAAGTTCTTGATGATCTTGAAGACGAAATGATTATGGCTGGTAATTCTCAGAAAGAGATCAATGCATACCGCCGTGACTTTGCTCACATGTATGATCGTATTGTTGGTAGTCCTGTTCATAATTTTGATCGCATTGACTTTAAGGCTGCGCAGATGGTTAAGGATCTAGCGTATATGAATTACCTTGGATCTGCTGGGTTTTCTGCAATTTCTGACTTCTCTCGGATTATCATGGAACATGAGATGGGGGATGTTCTCAAAGGTCTGACTTCTGTGCTTGAGCGCGATAAGATGAAGTTAAGCCTAGAAGAAACACGCGCCCTAGGCGAAGCAATTGATATTATGAAAGGGTCTGCTCATATCCGTATGACAGACAACATGACAAACAATCCTCTACAAAATTCTGCATGGGACACTGCGCGTAATGTTTATAACGTAGCTAACCTTCTTGGCCCTATGACTCAGATCGCTAAAGAGTTTGACGGATTGTTGCGCGGTCACATGCTTATTAAACTTTCTAAGCAGTGGGTCGATGGATCTATTAGTCAGAAAGATGCAACATATCTTGCGCGATATGGCATTACCAGAGAAAGTGCAGAGGTATATGCAAGAGCGCCAGTACAGCAAACAAAGTCTGGTTTGTATATACCAAATACTTCGGCTTGGAAAAATACAGTACAGTTCCCAGATACTACAGCCAAAATTATTACTGGCCCGACCGAAACATTTGATGGATCTAGATACAAACCAGCGTTCTATCGTGAATCAGAAAACACAGTTTACATCGATGAGGACTACATTCGTGATGTAATGTGGGATCAGCGTGGTTGGGAAAATCCACGCATGGAAGGTGTAAGGCCAATACCAAAAGGCATTATTAATTCACCTGATGATTATGTGACGTTCATTAAGATGCATGAGATCATGCACACTAAGTATCGACCAAAGGATCTAAAGATTGATCGTCGTAAGAAAAACTGGAAAGCCTCTTATGAAAACGCAATCAATGATCTTGCTATTAAAGAACTAAAAGATCAGCCTCGCATTAGCGCAGATGATACTGAAGCATTCCGTACTGCAATGCAAAGTGGGATTCTTAATACAGTTATGATGGGTACGCCTGCTGATCGTCCAATCATTACAGATGGTGTTGTTTATGTTCCTCATCGTATAGCTAAGACATTTGGTTACGAAGAAGATAGTCTTGTTAAAGGTTACTCTCGCGTTGAGTCTGGCTTGCTTGGGCTGCCGTTCCAGTTCTATAGCTACTCATTGGCTGCAATGAACAAAGTAACTGCTGCATATACACAAGGTCAGATTAAGAATCCAATGACAGGCGTTATCGCTGCAATGGGTCTTGGTTATCTAGCGGTGCAGATTAAGACACCTGATTGGGCTTGGGAGCAGATGGAATGGTCAGATAGATTTGCTAGATCGTTTGACCAGAGTGGATTGGTTTCTTTGTATTCAGATCTTCTTTACAGTTCGATTAACACATCAATGGCGCTTGGTTATGGTAACTATATGGATGGGATTATTTCTCCTAAGTTTCCACAAGACGAAGATTATGTAGATGCTGCGACAGGTCTTCTTGGTGCTGGCCCTAGTATTGCTGTTGGTCTTACTGTGGATCCGCTTGAAAGTTTTGTAAATGGTGAAGCTGGTGAGGGTATGAAAACCTTTATTAGAAACTTGCCATTTATGCGGGTATGGCTGTGGAAAGATCAAATGAATGCAATGACTAAAGCCTTGGAAGAAGCCTTCTAATTGTGCGGTAGTTTTTGTGCGTTGATGATTCTGTAAAGTAAAAGTAGTTTACTCTCAAACGAGGGTATATCTATGACAATCAATATTGCAGACAACTCACCGCGTATATCTTACTCAGTAGCAGAGGGCGTTACTCAGTCCAGCTTTGCTGTACCGTTTGAGTTCTTTGATAATCCAGATCTAAATGTTTACATCGATGGAACATTAAAAACAATTACCACTGACTATACTGTGTCTGGTGGAGATGGATCTACAGGTACGGTTACAATGTCTGTAACTGGTGGAACTGGTGGATCCACTGTTGTTATTACCCGCGACATTGAACTAGAGCGTACTACTGACTTTCCTGTATCTGGTTCCTTTAATATTGTTGCTCTTAATACTGAGCTTGACCGCCTTGTTGCTATTGCTGCTGACCTTGAAGATAGATCTGCTCGCGCTATTCAGGCTCAAGACTTTGATTCAACTGTAAGCTATACACTTCCTGTTGTTGATGATCGTAAAGGTAAAGTCCTAGGGTTTAATGCAACTACTGGTGCGGTAGAAGCTGGGCCTGAAATTGCTGCTACAGAAAGTTTAGCAAATGTATCAGCTGACATTGCTTTGCTTGCTGACATTGAAGATGGCACTATAGATACAAATGCAATTACTAACGTCAATGCAATCCGTACTGATGTAACAACTGTATCTGGGATTAGTGCTAACGTAACTACGGTAGCAAGCAATGATGCAAACGTCACAACTGTTGCAACTAATTTAAGTGGTTCAGATACCATTGGGACAGTTGCTGGTTCGATAGCAAATGTAAATTTAACTGGTGGATCAATATCCAGTGTTAATACGGTTGCTGGATCAATTTCTAATGTTAATACTACGGCAACAAATATAGCAGATGTTAATACAGTTGCGGGTGTATCTACTGATGTTTCAACTGTAGCTGGAATTAGCTCAAATGTATCAACGGTTTCTGGAATTAGCGCAAATGTTACTACTGTTGCTGGAATAAGTAGTAATGTTACAACTGTTGCAGGTATTAGTGGGAATGTAACAACTGTTGCTGGTCAAACTACCAACTTACAAAATGTCACAGACAATCTTACTGCAATTCAGAATGCTGCAACAAACGCTACGAATGCAGCAACATCAGCTACAAATGCAGCGACATCAGCCACGGCTGCGGCTGCAAGCCAAGCGGCAGCGGCAACAAGTGCGGCATCAGCAGCTTCTGCATATGATAGCTTTGATGACAGATACTTGGGCGTAAAGGCAAGCGATCCAACTGTGGACAATGACGGTGATCCGTTATCAAGTGGTTTGCTTTATTTCTCTAGCTCAGAAAACATTATGAAGGTTTACGATGGTGCCTCATGGATCGCGGCAACATCGGCTGGGAACGTGTCACTGACAACATATCAGTACACAGCAACAAGCGGTCAAACGACATTTAGTGGTTCTGATGATAACGCTGCAACGCTGTCCTACACAGTAAATAATATTCTTGTTACATTAAACGGTTCGCTATTGTTTAATGGCACAGATTACACTGCGACAAATGGCACAAGCATTGTTTTGACCAGCGGAGCAACAACAAGCGATGTTTTGCAAGTCACTGCGTTTAAATCGTTTACAACTGCCGACATGGTTCCAGCAAGTACAGGCGGGACGTTCTCAGGCGATGTTGCTGTTACTGGCGATCTGACTGTAGATACAAACACACTGTACGTTGATAGCTCGAATAATCGGGTTGGGATTGGGACGAGTTCGCCTAGTGCAAAAGTGCATAGCGTTGACAGTAACGGTAACGTGCTGCGGCTGCAAAGAGATGGTGCGTTCACTGGTTCTTGGGACGTTGATATTGGGTCGTACACCACGGGTGACTTTACTATCTACGATAATGAAAACTCTCAAAGAGCTATTACAGTTGAAAAATTAACAGGTTTTTCTGGCGCTTCTGCTATGTATATCGACACCAGCGGTAATCTGTTGGTGGGGACTACAAGTTCATCAACAACTACAGTAGGCGCAAGATTAAAGGCTTCTGGTCGTGGTGATTTTACTGCGAATGGTGGCGTTGCAAGTATTATGAAC